GTAAGGAAATCCAATGGTGCCTCCTGTGGCATATTGAGGCACATACCAACTTGAACTACTGCCGCCGTTCGCTATGACCCCCCCCGCTTGACCGCCTAGCCCGCCCAAACCAGTTAGGTAAGAGCCAAAAGTGCTATTACCTCCATCAGAGCCAGCGTTGCCATTTGTTGTATTGGTGGTTACAGAAGCTCCACCTGCGCCGCCTGCACCAATAGTTACAGAAACGGTAGAAGTAAGGTCTGCAGCTTGAAAAGTCTTGAAAACGCCAGCAGCCCCACCACCGCCTCCTCCACCTGTTGGATAACCAGTATTAACATCACAGCGGCCTGAGCCACCGCCACCACCGCCACCCCAAATTTCAACATAGACTACCTTTGCGCCAGCAGGTTTGGTCCATGTTCCATTTGCACTGAAGGTCTGAACATCTACTGTAAGGCCACCAGATGCCAGAGCATCAATAGCAGCCTTCACGTCAGCAGGAGAAGGAAGACCGGAGTCTGTTGCAGTACCAGCCTCCCATGCTGCAGTGTTGTGATCGACAGCACCATCCAGCAAATTGATCTCTGTGGCTGTAGCCGTTACACCATCAAGGATGTTGATTTCAGCAGTCGAAGCCGTGACGCCATCAAGGATGTTGATTTCCGCCGTGCTGGCAGTCACCCCGTCAAGGATGTTCAACTCCGCAGCCGTCGCAGTAACAGCCACGCCGCCAACCTCCCAAAGCCCCTCGTCAAGGTTGGGTTTAATGGCAAGCGTTCCGTCAAGCAGATCGTCAATCTTGTCGGCGTTGTCGTTCCAATCGCCGCCCCAAGTATTCTCCGAGCCGCCGACTGTCGGCTTCTCAAGGCTGTATGTCGTCGTTGTCGCCATTACGCGGCCTCCGTCCAGATTTCCGCCGTGTCATTTTGCGGCGTCCAGATTTCACTTGTATCAGATTGCGCGGTCCATGTCTCTGCCGTGTCGCTCTGCGGCGTCCATATCTCGCTTGTATCAGATTGCGGCGTCCATGTCTCTGCTGTGTCCGCATCAATTTCCCATTTGTAGCGCGCAAACGCAGTCGCGCTGCTAACGCAAGCCGAGGCGCTTGCGGCCTTGCGGGTCCGAGTGAAATCAACCGAAACAACCGAAACGCAAGACGCTGTGGCCGCGCCAGAAGCCGTGATGGCTGCATTTGCGCTGACAGTGGCCGCAGGCTGCACGAAGGCAATGACATTCCGCGTGCGCTTCGTGTCGGCAGTCACAGTCGCGGCGCAAGATACAGCCGTTGCGGCGTCGTTTAGCCGATCTGCAGAGGCCGTGACGGTTGCCGCGCAAGTTGCCGTTGCATCCGCTGTCCTAACGTTGCGCGCGCTTGCCGTGACCGTAGAAACGCAGGATGCAGTAGCTGCGGCGGGCTGATTGACGCCAGCTTTTGCGCTGACGGTTGCAACGCAGCTTGCCGTCGAAGCGCCCGGACGAATGCGGATGACATCAGCCGCAACAGTCGCCGCGCACGAAATGACCGAAGCCGCCCCTTTGAGACGATCAGCGTCAGCCGTCACGGTCGCCGCGCAGGATGCAGCCGCTGCGCCACTTTTCAACCTGTCCGCAGAGGCCGCAACAGTCGCCGCGCAAATTGCGATAGCATCAGCAGTTCTAACGCTGCGAGCGTCGGCAGTAACAGCCGAAATGCATGAAACCGTTGAGGCTGCGTTTTTCAAACGGTCCGCAGAAACCGTGACCGTCGCCGCGCATGAAGTTGATGCAGAGGCGCTGACGAATGTAACAACTTCCGCCGTGGCGGTCGTGCTGGATGTGCAAGACGCAACTGCAGCGGCGCTGACAATCCGCACTACCGATGCGGTAACGCTTGACGTGCATGTTGCCGTTGCGGATGCAGGTTGATTAACGCCCGCCGTGGCGTTGACGGTAGAAACGCAAGATGCTGCTGCTGCAACCGATTTGGTTATGCTCGCAGTGGCGCTGACAGTCGCCGCGCAGGACGCAACCGCTGCGGCGTCCACGAAGTTCTGGACCACCACCCCATCATCCGCTAGGGGCGCAGAGGCTAATGGGGAGAAACCGAGCATGGCTTACCTCAAGGTTTGGTGGGCCACGTCACGGAATACGGAAAGCCCTCTTGTGCAGTAATATCACGAAGTGCCTGCCGATAGGTAGCCATCTCTGGCGCCATGACGTTGTCGCTCAGAGCGGTCCAGTCGGTGTCGGACAGCAGGCGGTTGCGGTGTGCTCTTACGTTGGCCTCGGCCTGCGCTTTGGGAAGCTCTTGGATGGTCCATGTTTGCGTCCAACCCTCACCAGACTGTGCAACGGACTGAACCACCCGATGCGTCTTGCTGTCCACCGCAGGAGCAGGCACCGCCTGCACTGGATAGACGTCATACGCCGCTAGAACACTGTCAGGCACCTGCTTCGGGAAGCTGGTCTGCGGGTTATCACGGCGCAGGTCTCCGAGCGTGTAAGGGAATTGCTCTACCTGTCCGTTTGCAGTTTTGACTAGCAGCATGATGTTTCCTTAGGCGGTTGAGTATTGGTAGATGGTGTCGTTGGTAAGCCCGACGATATACATCTTAGAGCCATCAGATTTGAAGAATAATCCGTAGGGCATGTTTTCTTGAGCAGAAACACTAAAGTTCTGGACGTAAGATGCTGTTGAAATGTCCCAAGCCGAAGATAGGCTGTATTCATTTACAGCATCGCTTGAAGCCCCAATTATAAACATCAAATCGCCATTTGGGCTAAAAAACATACCTGTAGGCCCAGTATCTTGTGCGGCCACACTAAAATTCTGAACGTAAGATGCTGTAGAGACATTCCATGCTGTATTTAAATCATATTCGTTTACGTCATCTCCCGTTGCACCAAGAACATACATTTTCGTTCCGTCAGGCTTAAACACGACACTTGTTGGTGCAGCTTCTTGAGCAGAAACACTAAAGTTCTGGACGTAAGATGCTGTTGAAATGTCCCAAGCCGAAGATAGGCTGTATTCATTTACAGCATCGTTTAATGACCCCACAACATACATCTTTGTTCCGTCTGGCTTAAAGGTAACATTTGGAGAACCTTCTTGTGCGGCCACGCTAAAGTTCTGAACGTAAGATGCTGTGGATATGTCCCAAGCAGTGCCAAGGTCGTATTCGTTTATGTCATCACCGGTGCCGCCAGAAACATAAACTTTTAAGCCGTCAGGTTTGAAAAATAACTCTCTTGGGCTTGTCTCCTGCCCCGCCACGCTAAAGCTAACACTATCATACGAAGCATTCGCTAGGTCAGGGTCAGTCCAGACAACCCCGCCACCAGTAGGCACACCAGCCGCCGCTTGCTGCATCAGCCGCGCGATACTCATGACACGTCTTGCCCCGCAGTGAAGCCATACCAAATGGTGCCACCGTCATGCGTGAAGAACACAAAAACATCCACCTCGCCTGAACCTGTCGAGAGTGTCGGCGCAGTTGCGGCAGGCCAGTCAACCGAAGCAGGCCAAGTAATCGTGCGAGCCGTGCTGTCCTGCGTCACCTTGAGCGTGAAGCCGTAAGCTGTGCCCGAAGCTGGCGGATTGGAAAATGTCGTGCTGGTGACGTTCTCGCTCAGTGCAAGCGCAAAGACGTTGCCATTCTCGCAGTTGATCGTCAGCGACCCAGATGACGAAGAAACAGTGGCATAGGTCTCGTTGTAAGACTTGGCCTTGAACTCCTCCGGTGCGGCGAAGTCACCATTCGCATCAACGGGAATAAAGTGCGCAGCCGTAGCCGAGACATACACCACCGCACTTCCAGACAGGCTGATCTCCGCATCCGAGTTTGAACTCTCGCTTACAGTGCGGCTGAGAGTGGTCCCAGAGGCAGTGTAGGTGCCTGTGCCGATCTCCCAATTGCTTCCATCCTCGATGACGTAGCGCACCACCTGACCATCCGTCACGCCCGCGTTAGCAAACGACTGATAGCCGCTTTCCGCAGAACCGAGAGTGATCGTCCCGGTTCCGGTAGTGGCGGTGCCCATCTTGGCACGGTTTACGAGCGTAACCATAGCCGCGCCTCCGATGCGTTATTAAGCAAGCGTCACATCAATATCACCAATCGGGAAACGCAGAATGTCGCCCGATGCAATCGCCTTCGAAGCCGTCAGCGCCGCGTGGGCGATCAGGTTGCCGCTGGTTGCAGCATCGTAGATACCCATGTGCGTGATGGTGCCCCACGATCCAGTTGCCTCGGGAAACTCCACAGCGCCGCTGTTCGAGGCCGTGTCGCCAGAGACGGTGAACGTAACCGCAGTGCGGGCATACGCATTGCCAGAAACCTCGGTGCCCGTGCCAGCGTCGGTCGGATCATCGGTGAACAGGCCGATATACCACGCTGTCGGACGCGTCGGAGAACCAGTTGTCAAAGCCCACTGCAAGACGCGGGTTTCAAACTCGTTGGAAAAACTCATCTCAATAACTCCTTATTTTCATGCGGAGGCCAGTGCCACTGTGGCGCGCGTTGTCAGACGCCAGATTAGCACCATCGAGCGCAGATTGATAGAGCGCAGCCCAGACTTGGGCGCGGGCGTCATCGCTGAGATACGGGGCGCTGTGAACGAGCGAGCCGTAAAGGTAAACGTCCGGGTGATCCGACAGCAGCCAATTTGTCGGCGCGCTGACCGAGAGGGCAGGAACCTTGCCGAAGTAAACCAACTCAGCATTGTATGTGCCGTCAGGCGTCGGGAAGAATTCAAACTGGCTTCCCGTGATGGCGTAGAAGCGCGGGCGGCCAGCGATGTTGGCGGCATCCTCGCGGCGGTCCACTATCTCAGCTTGCGGCAACAACTCCAACTCGCTCGGCGTGCCGTCTGTGATCTGAAAGCGGATCGCCTCCACCCAGTTGTTAGGGAAGGCGCTGTATTGGCCGTCAATCTGCGCCGTGGCGCGAACCTGCATACGCCAGTGGCGCAGGCGGCGGTTGATGTCAGCCTCGGCCAGCGAGATGAAATCAGGCACGACAGCGTTAAGGTCGCTCCGGTTCAACCAGTTCGATACCGCCGTCTGCAACTCTGAATAGGTTGTGATGCTCATTTGCCTTTTGCCTTGTTGCGCGCGGAAATGGCCTTCGCCTTAGACTTTGCATCCGCCTTGCTGGATGCACCCCATGCCTGCAATGATTTTAGCAACCGCGTTGGCTGTCCCTTTTCGTCTCGCTCAGGCCCCGGCATGTTGCCCATGCGGGCAAGGAAGGATGCACGGCGAGGATTATCACCAGACTTGACGGGCGGCTTCAGGTTCATGCCCTGCGCCTTCGCAGATGCACGCCCCTTGGCGTTTAGCCCGCCACTTGGCGACTTGCCTTCCTTCCTAGTCCATGCCGGGGTCTTAGCCATCACTTTGCCTTTTTCGCAGTCTTGGCGCTCTCGCGGAACGCCTTGGCCGTGGGTGCGCCCTTCGTGCCGGGCTTGCGCATCTTTTCGCCAGAGCCTTCCTTTATGCGGCGGCGCTTGGCGTGAATTGCCGCATATAGCCCTTTGCCCGGCATTACTTCTTTATCCCCTTGAGGCAACGGCCAGCGGCCTTGCACTTGGCGGGAGACGGGCAACCGCTGCACGGCTTGAACGCGGGTTTCTTCGTGGGCTTTTTCATTTGCGCTTACCTTTCTTGGATTTGCCTGCCTTGCTGAGAGCGATGGCTACGGCTTGCTTCTGCGGTTTGCCTGCCTTCATCTCGGTGCGGATGTTAGCAGATATGGTTTTGGGCGACGAACCTTTTTTTAGCGGCATTACTGCGGTCCTTGTGTAAGCAGCCCTTGCGGCTGCTGCTGCTCCATTGCTTGCGCTAAGTCGGCTTGACTGACGCCCAGAAGCACCGCAGCGCCTGCGATGCCGTATTTGCGGACGATTTCAATCAAGTTCTCGTCAAACACAACGTAGTTGCGGGAGCCATCACCTGCGCCACGCGATCCGGCGTCAAGATAGCGAATGCCGGGTATGCCAGCCTCGCGAAGTTCTTGAGAGCGCGCCTCGGGGGAACCTTGACCCAATTGAGACATAATGTCAGCAGCACCCCCTTGTCCGCCGCTGCGATAAAAACTTTCACCAGTTACATTTGGAGCAAGTCGATCAAGTTCGTCGTTTAATGCGTTAATGCGAACAGCTATTTCAGGAACGTCAGACCAACCGCCCGCGCGCCCCTCAATCGCGTTTCCTTGCTCCATAAGCCGCACCGCCTCTTCATTTATTTCGGCCTCGGTGCGCGTTGACAGGCCAAGTCGCCGAGCCACTTCAGGTTGCTCGCTCAGCGGCTTGTCCCAATCAAGAAAGTTTTCGGGGTTGGCGCGGATGTTGACCTCATACATGCGGCCACGATTGGGAGCGTTTCCAGTGCGTTGAGAAATCAATTCATCGAGTTTTATTCGGTTTAAATTCAAGACGCCATCTCGATAGCGGCTTGGTTCCATTTGCTCATAATAGGCAATTTTATTGCGTGTTTCTTCAATTGCTAAATCAATGTCCCCACCAGCTGTGCGCAATGCGCCCTTTACATTAGCGTTCATCGGCGCAAGCATGTCGCGATATTCGCGGGCAACATCTTCCGCCTCGGCAGTATATATCCCGTGCCCGTAAGCCTGCGCGCCCTCGCCAGTGCCAATCTTGTCCATCCGCATCCGGCCCATCGGGAAGTCCTGCAACACTTCCGCGCCAGCAGGAACATCAGGCAAAATGTCTGGGCGTCCTACGATGTATTCGGTGCGGCCATCAGGATAGCGCACAAGCCGTTCCGCTGCAAAATCGTGCGGCGACCCCTGATAAGCACGGATTCCACTTGACCCCGCACCAATTGGCCCCAGCAACGGATTGCTGTAAAGCGTCGGCATTTGCCCCGGCTGGTTCATGCGCTCAACGAACCTGCGCCCCACGTCACCAGCGCCCGCAGAGAAGCCCAGCAAGCCCTCCTGCACGGCTTGGGCCACTGGCATGACCGCACGGCCTGCAACGGCCATAGGCGCGGCTATTTCAGCCGTTGAAGACAGCATTTCGCCTGCGCTGCCGATCCGCTGCATTGGGGTGCGGCCCGGAGCGACCATTTCTTGGCTAGCCTGTGCTGCACGACCATATGCCGCCGAGGGTGTGGCTTCTGCCACGAGGCCGAGAAGACCGCGCATTTCTGGCGGGATATAATATCCGATAGCCTCATTCAGCGCGCGCGTTCTAGCCTGTCCATCCTCCGGCGATACAAACTGCGTAATCTTATCCCAAAGCGTCTCAGCCATCAGAACCTCACGGCCCCCACGCTGCGCAGGTAATCCAGAATGGCCTTTTCTTCCGGCGTTACTGCAACGCCCGGCATAGACGGCATCCCGACCACGCCGCGACCGCCATAGCCCATCTGCGAAACGTATGGCGCAGGAGGCTGGCCGCCAGACATCTCAAGCGGTGACATGGTTGGCTGCGCGGGTCGAGGCATGGGGAGCGGTGACATGACAGGCATATCAGGCAACGCGCCTGCGGCCTGCATGGGCCTCTGCTGCGGCCTGACAGCCCCCAGGCTTTCCTCGTAGCCGTAAGGCCGAGCCAAAAGGTTGGCTATGTCCGAAAGCAAGCCACCGCCCTGAAATCGCGTCCCAGAGCGTCCAGCGCCGCCCCCGTCCACAAGGTCTAGCAGTCCGAGATAGCTTTGCCTGTCCATCGCGCCCTCGTCAATTTTGGCGCAATATAGCACAGTGCTTGGGCTTATGCCATCAAACAATGCCGCGCAGGTTTCGGCGGATCGGCGTGCCCCAGTTATCCTGCGTTACCAAGATGCCCTGACGGAATATCGCCATAAGACCGAATGCGTCGGAGTTGCTGACCAACATTCCGTTGGCATAATAACAATGGTGCAGATCAACCGTCAGGTCATAGACCGGCACGCTTGCGTTTTTGATACGCCGCACCCTTACAACGCCTCCCGCAGAAGCGTGATGTTTTTGGGTAGAAAGTTTCGTAATCAGCGCCGCAAACCGTGCAAACAGCCGCAACAGGCTTTCGGCCCTCCCAAGTCCGCTTTCCATGATCCGCGTGCCAAGCCAAGCCTTCTTCGCTCTTGTGCCAGTCCTTGGCCTTGCTTGCTGCTTCTCTGAGTTGCCGCTTGTTGGCTTCACTTCCGACCCATTTACTGGAATTGGCGTGAAGGCTGAGATGGTTGAACGCAGGCATCGCGGCAAGGTTTTCAGGGCGGTTGTCACCCTTGTCGCCGTTGATGTGATGGACGTGCCAGCCCTCTGGTATCGGTCCGTTGACGGCCTCGTAAACCACCCTGTGCATGTAGACAATGCTGGGCGTGCGCCGCGCAAAGTATCCTCGGTCTGGTATTCGATAAAAGCGAACGCCGTTGAAGATTTGGCACTCATGCTTAACATTTGGCCGCTTGCGTGTGATGCTAGATGGTCCCCAGTTGTTTGGGGAAAAATCGTCCCAATCACCGTTAAGCGGTGCAATTCGTTCTTCGCCGCCGGCGCCAAACGCTTCGCGGTGAAGAAGGCGTTGCTTGCCGCCCCTCTGATTGGCGTAAAGCTTTCGCTTCTCCCACCACCAGTATTTTTCGCCGCGAAATTCTCGATAAACGCGGCCCGATACCCCACACGTTTTGCGTGGCCCAACTTCAGACATGGCTCATTTCCTTCAGTGACAACAACGTCACCATGCCCTAAAGCGTCCGCCCTTACAACTCCATTAATCGTGAATACCTTGTGTTCCGGCGTCATCGTCAAAATGTTACCGCCTGAAAGTGTCACCTCAATCAGGTCGTCGGCAACCTTTACCATTCCAGCATTTGACACATTGGCTAGGCCCACTGGCGTGCAAACCTGATCGCCAATGGCGACTTCCTCAATCGGAATGCGTCCTCGCTCAGTGTCAACCATTGACCCGGCAACCAAACAAGCGTGGCTAGACTGGTCGTGTTCCGGGCCGAGGCCAATGCCCCGCCGCTCGTCCCGCTTTTCGTGATACCAGCCCAGACCGTCACGCCCGCCCTGCGTTGTCTCTGCGTTGAAGCGGCAGTTGGGAAACATCCTGCGGGCCGCGTCGATCCGCTGCAAGGCCGCGCCAGCGCCTTGGTTGGGCACCGTCTCTACCGAGAACCCAGCTTCGTGCAGATAGCCCTCTGGCGTCACCTGATAGACGGTATCGTGCTTGCGCCCGTCATGCGGCAAAACGCAGATTGCATCCTCGTAGCCGTTCTGACGCAGCCAATAGATATGCGCATCGAAGGGCTGGCCCACGGCCTCGTAATAGTTCAACACCCGCACCTCGGTGCCGATGAATTGCACGATCCAGATGGACGTGGCGTCTGCCTTGCGCGACGATGACCCGATGTCCCAGCAGGCGTAAACCTTGTGCAGATGATCCTTAGCCACGAAGCCGATGCGGTTCTCTAGCTGGGCGTCTGTGAGGTGCTTGGCGTAATATGCACCCTCGAGCACCGTGGCATACTCGCCTTCCCAGATGTGGCCGTAGCGCTCTGGCGTGATGTGCAGGCAGTCGAGGCGCTCTTGTTCCAGCACCTTTGGGAACCACGGGTTATGCTTCCAGTTGGCCTGCACAACGACTGAGCCTGTCGGAACCACATTGCCGCGCAGCATCATGTCAACAGGATCGGTCGCGCGCATAGGGTTCCAGCCGAACCACAACTCAGAGTGCTCCGCGCGGATCGTCGGGCGTAGCAGTTGCAGCGAACGCTCCGACAGGCTTTGCGCTTCCTCAACCCACGCGCGGTGAAAGCCCTCCATAGATTTCACGCTGTCTGCGGTGTGGTCCTGCATCCCCGTGAAGGTAATGATGCCGTCGCCGGGCGTCTCGATCACCTCGCGGAACACCTTAAAGCCCTGCGCCTCGTTCAGTCCAAACTCGGCTATCTTGTCCTCGACCAGACGCTTGGCGCTTTCCTTGAGCGACTTCTGCACCTCGCGGATACACGCGGCGCGCAGGCCAGTGCCTAACTCGCCCGGAGCGCGCAGAGCATCCTCGACCAGCAGGCCAGCGAAGAAGTGGCTCTTGCCCGATCCTCGACCGCCCCATGCGCCCTTGTAGCGGCTTGGCCGCAGCAGTGGCTCAAATACCTCTGCGGTGCGGATTTGGAGCCTATTCATTTGGCCTGACGATGACGCGCTCGACCACCTGCGGTGTCATAGTGCCGTCGCTGCTGGTGTGGTCTGTTTCGATGCGGTCAGAGTAGCCGTGCTTACTGAGCATCATCTTTGTGATTGGCGCATTGAAGCCGCCTGACAGGCCGCCCTTGAGCAGTTCTCGCTCTTGCATTTCTGCAATTTTGGATAAGATGCCAAAAAAACTGTTGGTTTCGTCCTTGCCCCAGAGCCTAAGTGTTTCTCTGTGAACGCCAATTTCGCACGCAAGCCCTGCGATGCTAGGGACCGGATCACCAGCGTCAGCCCACCCGCCGTTGATATACGCCATTGCGGCTTCGATCAGTTCTGGTGTTTGGATTGTCAGCCTTCCTGATGGCATTTGTCTTGCTCCGGTGCAGGGCATGGTTGCCTTGTCGTGAGCGTAGTATAGGGGCTGTTAGTGCTTGCGTCTAGACGTTGCGCAAATGATAAGGCCAGCCGGGCGTCTGCAAACGCCCGAACTGGCCGAGAGGAAAAGCTGATAGGCACTCCCTGATTTCAATTTAAGCGTTGCACGCCTCACGTCAAGCGTAAAGTGCGCAGCCCTACCGACAGGAAATGTCGCCTTAAGATCGGCTGTCTGCGCGTGGCATTTTGGAGCGAACTACCCGCGACAACTCCGGCAACAACCACTAGCCGCCAGCATTCGCCCGCTGGTCAGGGCTTGACGATTTCCCAAATCTTCGTCTGTCCCCCGGATACGTTGACGATGCCTGCGTTGCGGATTTTTCCCGCTTCTGCAAGTTCTCGGCACGCCTTGCGAACGCTGTCCTGCGGGATGTTTTTTGCCTTCGCAATCTGCGGTGTTGTTTTGATGCCCGCGCGGATCGCCTCGATAATCCTATGCTTGTAAATCAGCCCGATGTTGCGGTTGTAGTGACGCTTGAGGTTTGTAGCCTTTTGCTTTTCAATAGCTTCCTTGCTGATCTTGGGCAGGCCGGGCTGATGGCCTTCTGATCGTGCCAGAGCGACCATTTGTGCGCCGAGCGCCGCTTCGAAGTCGTGTGTGGTGATCTGCGTCATCAAAACGGAATCTCCGAGTCGATGTCGCCCTGATACTCTGCGCCAAGCGGTTGCTGGTATCCGCCTGCATCTTGCTGGCCGTTGTCGCCTGCCTTGTCCAAAAGTGTCAACGTTCCGTTATACGGGCGCAAAACAATTTCGGTGCTGTAACGATCCGCGCCGTTTTGATCCTGCCACTTGCGGGTCTCAAGCTGGCCTTCAATGTAGACCTTGCTGCCTTTGCGCAGATATTGCTCCGCGATCCGAACCACCGGCTCAGACATGATAGCAACGCTGTGCCATTCGGTGCGCTCTTTGCGCTCACCCGTGTTTTTGTCTTTCCAGCTTTCCGATGTGGCGATCCGCAGGTTGCAAATCTTGCCGCCGTTTTGGAACGCTCGCACCTCTGGGTCTCTGCCCAAGTTGCCTAGAATGATAACCTTGTTCACGCTTGCCATCAGTATCTTTCCCCTTGTTGCAGCCGCTTGGTTACGGCTTTGATGCCGTGCATGACTGTGGTGTGGTGCCTGTCTCCCATCACGCGACCGATGACAGGATAGGATAGGTTCGTTTCGTCCCGCAAGCGAAGGTATGCGACCTGCCTTGGCCTGACGATGTGCAAAGCCTGGCTCGGCCCGCGCAGATCGTTGACCGGAACATCAAACTCTTTTGCGACCTCGCGCAGTATCTTTGACACGCGATCCATCAGCGGCGCTCCGGGCTGGGAACTTGAACCTCTCCATTTAGCAGCTTCGCCAGCGCCAAGATGCAGTCAACATAGACCACGAAGCGGTTGCCGTTTGTCACGCCGGGTTCTGCGAACACCATCTGCGAGCGGCCATCGCTGTCTTTGCCAATGCCGCACAACTGATCCAATTCGATCTCGCCTTCGACATCGTAGCCTTCAACGATGCTCTCCATTTTTTCATAGAGGGCTTCGGCCTGATCTCGTGCTCGTTCTGCCAAGTCGCGGATAGCTTCATCTCTCGTTTTCATGTGCTGTTCTCCTGTTGAGGGTGGTGGGGGCCGAAGCCCCCTGTTGTTAAGCGGTCACTGCCTTTACGGCTTTCTGCGCTCGGCCTATGGTCGTGTAGCTGCCATGCTTCCAAACGTCAGTGCCGCCAACCGCAGCGACCATAACGTCAAAGCGGCCATTAATGGGGTTTTTTACGATTTTTGCTGTGTATGCCATCTGTCTGTTCCTTGCTGTGGGGCGTTGCCCGTTTCGATGTGAACAGAATACAGTCTGTGGCCACACCTGCAAGCGGAAATTTCGCATCAGGCGATATTTTCTCCGCCCATCCGCGCCCGCATCTCGGCCAGCACGTTGTTGCCTGCCTCGGCCATGCGTTGACGCATCTCGGCCATCTCGGCTTCGGTGTGCTGCGGGCGGTTGCTTTTCTCCGCCTCTGCCTTGCGCTGTGCTGCAAATGTCTCGCCGCGCTTGCGCTTGAGAACGGCCACGATGTCTCCGGGTGTTGGTCGAAGGCGCGGGTTATCTCGGTTCCATTGGCGCAAAGCCCAGACGACCTGTTCTTGGGTCCAGTCCTCAAGTTCGTCGCACCACCATGCAAGCTGCGCGGCCTTGATGCGCTCATCCTCGTGCGGCTGAAAGTAGGCGCTGAGAACAACCCTGACCTCAGAAGCAATCTTGGCTCGGTGTGCGTCTAGCTGCTGCGGCGAAAGCGATTTGGCGATCTGCGGCGTCGGCGTTGGGATGCTTGCTATTGAAGGCAGGTTGCTCTGGGTCATCGTTCCATCTCTCCTGATTAAGCCACGTTGATGGGTGCGGGATGTATTGCTGTTCGCGTGATGCCAGCGAAGGCATTTGCTGAGAAAGGCCGAACATGATGTCGTCGTGCGTTCCGACCTTCAGTGCTTTGACGTATGCCTTGCGCGCTGCGGCTTTTCCGATCCGACGCGGATAACGCGTCCAGAACTCCAAGAACCCATCGCGTTTGGACAATATATCTTCTGACGGTTCTAATTGATGGTTCAATGATGGTTCGGGTGACACAGGCGTCAGGGGGGGGATGACACCGGCGTCAGGGGTGGGGGTGACACCGGCGTCAGGGGTGACGCTGTGTCGGGGTGACACTGTGTCAGGGGTTATCGTGTATTGATTGCATCCAGATCGCGCCGATCCGGTGTTAATTTGAACCGATCCATCAGCCTCAAGTTTGCGCAAAATTCGCTGCGCCGATCTGGGTGTCATACGGGCGCGCCGCGCTATCGTGGCAATCGAAGGCCAGCATCGGCCACGATCATCGGCAAAGTCTGCAAGTGCCAGCATCACAAGCAACTCGCCCCGATCGTCTGGGCCGTTTTCCCAGACCTGCGACATGATTTTTATACTCATCAGAACCTCGCGTGTTGTGTGCGCGACAGGCTCATGTTAATGAGGTGCCACGCAGCTCGCATCTGCGTCTTGGGCAGGTTGAGCGCCGCAAACGCTCCCTGCCCGTTCTCTTTACCCGATAGTGCCCACGATTGCAACAAGCGCAGCGTTATCGCTCTGCGCCTTCACACTTACTAGCACACAGCCTCCCTGCACCTTTTCGCCGCGCAGGAGACGCATCTCCATCCAGTCGCCATCGTCCACGCCAATAGCCTCTGCAACGGCGTCTAGGCCCTGCTTGCAGCGTGCCAGCATGTTGTCGAGATCAAAGCGGCCATTGCGCTGCGGATGAAACGTCACATCCACCCGGATCGGCCCAGCCATCGGCTTAATCCTTGCGGATCGGCACAACCAAGCGCAGGTGTCTTTGTATTGTTTTGCTGCCGATGATTTGGCGCGCCACTTGCCTTGCGATCCGTTTGGGCTGGTAGCCTGTGGAGGCCAAGGAAGGCGGATCACATACTCATTCACGCAAACACCTCGCGCTCGGCCTGCATCAGCCGATGGTTGGCCTCGTAAACCCGGCGCTGCGCCCTGTTGATGGCCTGCTTGTCGCCCTTGCGTCGAACGCGCTCAAGGCTGCGGATGGCCTCTTGACGCTCGGTGTATGCGCGGGACAGCAGCAAGTGCTTGGCGATAATGTCGTTCATTGCTTGCTCCCGATCTCGTCCAGCGCATCGAGCACGATAGCGTCTACTTTCTGGATGTATGCAGTAACATTGCCTTCGTCCATGCGAGCAATGGCGTTTAACGCCACCAACGCTATGTCCAGCATAACGCGATATTTCTCGCAATTTTCCTTGTATCGGGCTGCAATGTCCGCCCAGGCATCATAGGCCTTTTCCAGCTTCATAATACGATCGGCCATGTCCTCGAAGGTGGGCGGATCGTAAACGTCAGGCGCGCTGCGGTGTGCTCGGATGCGGTCAATCAAAATGTCGTTCATTTGGCTCTCTCCATCTGTGCCTTGAGGCGTTCCTTGAGTTCGTAAATGCTCGGCTCGCGCTGATACGACACCGCGATGTTGCCCCACACAGCCGCCAATTCGGCCAAGTTGCGCGCCGCGGTAAGGCGATCCACGACAAACTTGCGCCCGTGCTCTGTCGTCATAGCCTGCCCGCCTTGTGCGCCTCGCTGAGCCGATACATGCCCAGCCGCATCAGGACATGCCCATCATCGTCCAGCCTGTGCAGCGCGTCCTGCACCGCCCGTGGGCTGGCACCGAGGATGTTCGACAGATCGTCCGCGTCAGTGGTGCCCACGATGTCGAGGCATGACAGGATGTCGCGTTCCAGATCAGAAAGGGGGTTCAAAATCGTCATCTGTCGGTCTCCATGGCGTATCGTCAGCCATGCCCAAAGTTTCGAAAAATTGCGTTATCGCATAGGGTAAATTTACCGCGAAAGGTAAGGCGGCGGCAGGGCCGGGTGAGGGGAGCAACCCTGCCGCCTCCGCGCGCAACGAGGGAGGATCGTCGCGCAGCGGGTTCATTGGATGCCCCAAATCAGCCAGCCGAAGAACACTCCGACAATCGTGGCCATGAAAAGCATCAGCATCATTCCCGCGCCAAGCATGATCGTCGCGCGGAACTCGCGGTTGAACTTGGCGTCATCGTCAAGCTGGTTCATGTCGCCGGGCCTCATTGGCCATCCTTTCCTTGCGTTTTGCCAAAGCCGCGCGACGCTTCATCGTATCGCGCACAATGGCTGAAAAATCTTGGCCAAGGGCATGGCATACGTCGCGCCACTCGGCCTGCTCGTCTTTGGTCACGCGGACCTTCATGAAGATGTCTTTTTTCATACGCGCATCATACCCAACGCGGTGGCCACGTCAAGCGCATTTTCTGCTTGCGCTGGTGGCCACAATCTGTCAGAAACATCGCATCGCAACCGGGCGCAGCCCACCAACGCAGGAAAGACAGATGTTCACCGAATACGTTTACCACGACACCGAGGACCACTTCAGCGACCGCGCCAGCATGATAGCTGGCATCGCCACGCTGCTGCTGAATGTAGATCACGACGAAGATGGCATACTCACATCGGCCACGCTGATTGAGGTTAAGGTGGGCGCGTTGACGTTTACCGCCGATCAAATGGCCGAAGCGTTCGGCGGCGGGCTGGTTGACAGCTTCGAGCGCCAGATCGCTGAGCGGGAGGCAGACAGCTATGAATAACGACTTTTACATCAATGCAGAGATGGCAGCGCAGGACATTGCCAGCGACTGCGCGATGCTGCGCGCATACAAAATTGCGAGCGTCAAATGCTTCGCAACAACCGAATGGCAGCACAAGAAATTGGCCCGCAACCTCGAGCGGCTGGCCGATGTTCTCGGCTACACCCTGACACCAAAGGAAACCAAAGAATGAACCGCTTCACCCTCGATGACATCCTCGGCGGCCTGTGCATCGCCATCATGGTTTTCGGCGCACCTTATGCGCTGGCAATCGCTCAGGCGATCCTGCAATGACGCAGGGCCAGCTTGACGCCATCCGCACGCTGGCCGTGCAACTGCTCATCGCCATCGCGGCAAAACACAAGGAACGGAACCAATGACCGAACACAAGAACATCTACACTGCCCTCTGCGCGGCGCAGGCAAATATGGGCAAGGTCACAAAAGGATCAATCAATCCAGCGTTCAAAAGCCGCTATGCCGATTTGGCGGATGTTGTTTCGGTTGTGGTGCCAGCTTTGTCAGAACAGGGCATTGCAATGTATCACAGCATGGTCCGCGATGATGAAGGCATGGTCATGCGAACCACGCTTTCTCATGGCGCAACGGATACTCACATTCATTGCGATGTGCCGCTTATCGTTGATCGCAACAACATGCAGGGCATGAAATCCGCAACGACATATGCAAAACGAATTGGCTTGGAAAGCCTGACAGGTATTGCGCCTGATACGGATGACGACGGCAACGCCGCAGCGAAAGCACCGCCAGCGCCTCGCCAGCAGGCACCAGTTAAGATCAGCGCGGATCAGTGGAAAGCGATCAACGACTTGATTGAGCGCACCGCCAGCGACGAGGCCAAGCTGTGCGCATACTGGAAAGTCGCGGAACTGCACGACCTGACAGCGCAGCAGGCCGATCAGACTGTGGCGATGCTGACCAAGAAGCTGGGGGCCGAGTGATGCACGAACAACAGAGCGAAGAATGGTTCGAAGCGCGGATGGGATGCGTCACAGCATCCCGCACCGCCGATGTGATGGCGCAGACCAAGAGCGGCTACAGCGCCAGCCGCGCCAACTATATGGCCGAGTTGATCTGCGAACGGCTGACGGGCGAGCGGCAGGGCGGTTTTTCCTCTGCCGCGATGCAGTGGGGAACCGACACAGAGCCGCAAGCGCGCATGGCCTATGAGATTATGACGGGCGCGACTGTGGTGGAGACAGGCTTTGTGCTGCATCCCGAAATCGCGGGCTTCGGCGCATCGCCTGACGGGCTGATCGGTGATGATGGGCTGATCGAGATCAAGTGCCCGAACACCGCCACGCATATTGAGACGCTGCTCAACGACAAGGTGCCAGCGAAATACATTACGCAGATGCACGTCCAGATGCTTTGCACTGGCCGCAAGTGGTGCGACTTCGTCAGCTTCGATCCGCGCCTTCCGGTGGACATGCAGATGTTTGTGCGCCGCGTGGAGTTTGACGAGGCGCTTGCCAAGACGATCATCGCGGAGGTGCAGAAATTCATTGCCGAGATGGAAACCAAGATTGAACAACTGAAAGCGAGGACAGCATGACAGACCAATACAAAAT